TCCTCAATTAGCTGCACAAATACCTCTCTGGTAGCCTCGGTTAGGTCACCAGTCTTAACCCACTGGCCAGAACCAGTAGCGCCGCCGGGTAGCTGCTCAGCTGCAGAAATCATAGCCTGATAGATAGACTCGTTAACAAACTTGTCAATAGCCTCATATAGCTTGGTTACGAAAGTGGAGAAATCTTCTGCACCAGTTAGTAGTCTCTCATACTCGCTGTATACAGCAATACCATACCAAGAAGTCTCAACAGAGTAAGAAGCACCCTTGCCGAGTCTCTGCCTGTCAATATCCCAATGGTTACCAGAAACCTTAGACACGGTTAGGATAGTCTCGTCCTCAGTATAGAAAACGGCCTTATCGCCAATGTCCATATTTCTTACTTCAACGAACTCATTGAAATAAGGATTATCCTGCCAGCCAGTACGGAGTAGGTTGGGAACAACTTCCTCAATTAGATCAAATAGAACCTGCTGGTTCCTACGAATAGCCTTACGAACATCAGCCTTGCTGGTATGCTCGTCAATGCCAAGAATCTGATTAAACATAGAAACGATCTTGTCATTAGCTTCCTTAACGGATAGACCGCCCTCTAGCTCATTACCATTAGCAACGTCAACCATTAGCTTATTAAAAGCAATAAGCTTTGCTTCTTCATTCTCAAATACCTCACGCACATTTGCGTCAAATCTCATTAACTTATTCATAACTGTTTACCTCCTTTCTCAAACTTATAGGCTTACAACCTGAATCTTATACATATTCATGTTGGTACGAGGAATAACAGTTAGTACCTGTGCGCAGAACTGACCCTCGGTCTTAGAATCACCAACAACATACTGCTTCGCAGCAGCATCAAAAGTAACATACTGCTTTGCGGCAGGAGCGGTATCAAAAGCATGCTCGGATAGAGTGATACGATCACCCATTCTTAGAGTATAAGCACGAACTCTGTCGCCCTTAGCATTGTAGAACCTGTCCTCAGTAGCATAACCTCTTAGCTCGGTCATGGGTAGAAGGGGAGGGTTGAGTAGTAGTAGAGGTTCATCGCCAGCAGCGTACTCCTTCATGTTCCAAACCTCATCTTCGTATTCAGCGTTGGCATACTCGGCTCTAGCAACTAGAAGACCGTTGTCCATATCTTCGGAAATAGCGATGCTGTAGATGTGACCGCCGCCGAAATTGGTAGACAAAATATTAGTAGATTCACAAACGATGTGATTAGCATTAATAATATCCTGCATAAAATCATTCTTCCTTTCATAATTGTAAATTTGTTTTAATATAACAAAAGCGTCTCAATGAGCGCTTAAGTAATAAGATATTAATTTTGTATTGTTAAAATTATTCATCAAATAAACCTGCATAAGCCTGCTTCTTCTTATCGGGCTTTGCACTAAAGTTAATGCCGACAAACTTCTTTTCCTCGGGCTTATTCGCCTCGAAACTAAACTTCTTCTTCATAGAAGCAGCAAATAGAAGATCTGCCTTCACCTTAATTTCATCAACGGAATAATTATCCATCTCAGAAACCAGTGTCTTAAATTCATCAGAATCTGCAATCTCTGCATATTCAGCACTATTCAGAACAGCTTCCTTCTCTGCTTTGAGTACAGTGGCATCATAATTATCCTTAAACTCCTTAAGTTCATTATAGCTAGACTTCAAAGCATCAAGTGCGTCTTTTTCGTCCTTAGATAGCCATTCGTTAAATACTTCAACCGGTTCACCATCTAGGGCGATATTATCACCATCCTTAGAATAACTCTGTCTAAAGAACTTATATTCTTCATAATCTTCATAAATGAACTTATTATCATATACTGATACAATCCATGAAGAATAATATCCATTTTCTGAACGTGCGCTGAGTAGTTCATAAAGAGCCATGCGAATATCGTCATGACTTAATTCAAATCTAATCTCAAAATTTTCAGATTCAATAACTTCATCAGCTTCTTCGACTTCAGCTTCTTCTACGACCACAGTCACATCACCATCTTCGGAAGTAGAAGTTTCTTCAACAACGGTTTCTTCTTCAGAATGAGTTTCTTCTGTAGTCTCAGTCTCTTCAACAACAACCTCTTCAGTTGAAGCTTCAAGCTCTTCCTCTACAACAATATTTTCAACGTCATTCATCTCTTCGTCTCCTCCTTCCTCTGAATTATTTGATTTATTGAAACTCGATAAAGTATTATTTAACTTTTCAAGTGTTTCAATCAATTTATCTTGATGCTCAAATACGGGCTCCTTGTGGCAGAAATCTTCGATGTCTCCTCTTGCGCCAAGCATACCTTCACCTATTTCGTTTCCGTCATCATCGGATCCAAGAAGAGTGGTGCCACCAAAGTAAAAATCAATCAAATCAAGATATTTTTCCTTAGCATTATATGAAAGTTCATTAATTACCAATTCAGTACTTACCTTGGTTCCGTTCTTTCTTCGAACTATGTCTGCGGCTTCGGTATATTCCTCTGGAATAACTGCATATGCCATAACATATGTCTTATCCATTTCTTCGTCATATTCTAGCCATGGTTCATCCGCTGTAAAACAACCAACTTGTTTCTCTAAGTAAACAACCTTAGCATCACCATTTTCGTCCTCTTCAATTTGAATATTATGTGCATAAAAATCCTTTGTGCCATCTGGCAATTCATGAATATATGCAAGAATCGGACGATACTTTAATGTAGGCATAGCCTTTTCCATATTCTCTTTAGAAATATGAGAGCCATTACGATTGGTGTCTATATGACAATTTTTTAATTTTAACTTTAACATACCGGGCATATCATCTTGCTCTTTTGCAAAATGACCATTACTTGTAACAACAATTGGTTGTCCAGACTCTTTGGAGCTAAAATTAAAAGATGTATTCTGCTGCACAAAAAACATATATAAATCATCAAGTGTCATAATTTTCTTAGCCATATTCTTCCTCCTTTCTTAGCAAATTCGGGAATACGCCCATATATTAGAAAACAAGTCTATCTGTGTAGACTAGTTTTTTAATATCAATTGATTCAAAATTAAAATGCTGAGGAATTACGTTTATAAATGTGTAAATACCATTAGTCTTAGAAACCATCTGAAAGCCACTCATCATAAGCTGATTCGCAATGTTTTCATCCTGTACAATGATAAATTTAGTATCCTTCATATACATTCCTCCTTACTTTTTGTCTCTAGTTTTTTCTCCCTCGTCAGTAAGCTCTTCTGGGTTTTCAATTTCGCTTCTACCTTCTGAGCCATCACCATTTTCAGACAAGCTGCCACTCTGCACGTTACTAGATACAAGCGGATGCACCCAAGAGGTTGTTCCTAAACCAAGAGCATCCTCCATAAACGACATGCCACGTTCTTTAACAGGATTAGCATTAGTTAGAGAGGCTAATTCCAATTTAACTGGAATGCCATACTGGGCAAGTTTTAATAATTTATCAACCTTATCATCTACAAAATAAGGAGAAACATCGCTATACTCAACGACCATGCCAGTTTCACCAAGATGATTAAGAATCCATAAATTAACCCATGCATTAATTTGTTCAACGGGAGCCATAGCATCCATTGAATCAAATTGAAGTGCCAATTTAAAACTAGCACTATTAGTAATCTTATTTTGATTTAAAACAATACCGCCGTTAGCATTAATAATATTCTCATAAGCCTCAGAAATAATATTAACATCATTGGCGCTATTACCTTGGAAATCTATCGTATCAAGATCCATAGGAGACATAGCAAGCGCAATATTCTCAGGTAAAATAGACTGCAATTTCTGATAGAATGCATTTGCCAAATCAAGGTCAATCTCAAAATCGTCTACATCCTTAGTTCCAGAAATAGTTCCAATTTTAGCCCAAATAAGTTTATATGCCTCAAGCTCGTCCTTTAAGTCCTGAACCGCCTGCAGATCAGCAAGATTAATAATACTATCAAATAAACCTGAGAGCGGAGGAATGGGATAATCCATATTGTCTATATTAATCTTATAACAAAATGTATTCTCAATCGGGAGTTCCTGCCACCTCAAACTGCTATCCGAACTATACTTGTTATACATTTTCTTAAAAATCGGATCATAAACATCCAAATAATAAGAATTCGTACTCGAATCAAAAAAACTAAAGTCAAATGCATAATTTAAAACACCACGATAATGTTGCTGGCTAGAAATC